GCTGTGACCTGGACGGCAGGCCGGCCAGAGTCGTAGCGTGGCCAGTCGCCCGACACGTTAAGCAGCGACGTGAACGGCGGTTCATTGAACGGCTGCACAACGTAGTCGGTTGTCACTGTCAGCGTCGTGTCATAGGTGCCGTCGTTGCTCGAGTCAGTTTTGACTACCAAACCGGTCAAGCTGTGGAACTGGTCAACGAGCAGCACGGCGGGATCATCGGCCCGGTACACGCGGGCCTCGGTCACCGTCTCAAACGTCGTGTTTGTGTAGCCGTCCACCAAATCCTGGGCTGCGTTAATCGCTGCTGTGAGCGGCGTATCTTCGGAGCTGGTGCCGTCAGGAATGCCAAGGTAATCCTTGAGCACAGAAAGCGTCGTATACGCCATTCTCAGGCCTTTTTGGCCTTCTTGGCGGCTTTCTTGACGGGCTGCGCCTTAACAGCCTCAGCGGGCTTGTGGACACGGCTAGGCGACTGCTTCGCCCACAGAGTTTCAGACATTTTGATACCTCGAGGGGTTGGGGGTGCTGGGCGGGCCAAGGACTGGCACCTGACCCGCCCAGCGAGCAATGACCTTAGAAGGTCGGAGCAACCAAGCCAGTGCCGGAAATGACCGAAATCGAAGCGGGGTAACGGCCCGCAATGAAACAGGCGTACTGATAGCTGACCATGGTCACGACCAAATTAAGACCGGCCGTCTGATCCATCCGCACGAGAGCCGGCGAACCAGCGTCCTCAAACAGCAGCATGTCAGCACGGCGGACGATGTAAATCTCATCTTCATCGGTGCCTGCGCCGGCGTTGGTGACCACGTTCGCGTCGGTGACGACAGGCAGACCAGCGATAGATGCGCCAGTGTTGCCGTAGCCGGCCACTGGCCCGATGCCCATCGCGTTCTGCGGAACGTTCTGGGTCGGAACAACCAGCGGGCGGTTGCTGCCGTCAACGCCAGCCTGCAGGAAGGCGAGGCGGCGAGGGTGCATACATATCAGATCAGCCGCTGCGTAGCGGTTGGAATTGACCTGCTGCACGCCGTCCACAATCTTCGAGTAAAGCTCGGCGGCGGTGGGCGATGCGTCGGTGTAGGTCACGGCATTAACGCCTGACACGTTTGTCAAGCCGAGCAGCTGACCAGACGAACCGGAGCCGTTAATCAGCTGGTTGTCAAGGGTGGTCGCCATCGCGCCCATCATGTCGGCCGCGACGAGAGCGTCCACGCCGGTGCCACGCTCGATGGCCTGACGGCTGAGCTGCTGACCTGCGGCGATGGTGCGAACGTCCACGGTCAAAAGCGTGTCGTCAATGTCGGTTTCAGACACGGCGTCGTTTTCGGCGGCCTGCACGGCAGCGCTCGAGCCGGTCGTCACACGCGAGATGTTCACGGTGAGGCCGTCGGCCGGGAGCGGCAGCGCTGTGCACTGGTCAGCGAACGGCCGGCCGGCACGGGCAAGCTCGGCGGCAAGCTGCGTCAGGTACTGCGGGACAACAAGACCGGCGTAGTTGGCTGAAGTGCCGTCGCGCTGCTCGATTGCCATTTCTTCGCGATGGCGACGCAGCCGATCGGTTGCCTCCAGGTCGCCGTAAACCTGCGAATGGTACATATCCGAAAAGAAGCTTTCGGAGCGGGTTTCGGAATAGGTAAGCGGTTCGTCTTTGACGTGCACAATGCCGGCGGCTGCACGGCTTTCGGGTTCGTCGGTCGCTGCGACCTCGGCGCGCATCGCTGCGGCCTCGAGGTTGCTGACCTGCACGGACCGCAGCTCAGTGATGCGCTCATCGAGTGCATCGGCACGGGCTTTAAGGTCGGACAGGTTGCGATCTTCGGTGTCGGACAAATCGCGGGCTTCGTCAGCTGCGCGAGTCAGTAGGCCGTCAACAGTTTCGGAAAGTTCTGCTCGTTCGGTGACGAGCTGGTCAAGCAAACGCACGGGTGCGCCTTTCTAAGTGGTGGAGTGTCGGGTGCTCACCGGGTGCCCGTAGCTAACAGGCGGCGCAGTAGGCGGCGCAACGTGGGTTATAGGGCGACATTAGCAGCCGACGCCAGCAGCTAGGCGAATGCCCCACGCCATCGCGACAACCTCGGCGCTATTTCGGCGTCGTCAGGGTCGAAATGTCGGACAGCGAGCACGCGTGCACCGTCGTAGGCCGGCTCGGCCACGAACCCGACGTGATCCATGCGGGCCTCAAGCCTAACAACGTGCTGGCTGTCGCCTCGAGTCTCAGTTCGTGACCTAACCGGAATAAAGCCGACTGACAGGCCGGTCACCATGCCGTCATCTGCGAGGCTAAGCACTTCGGCGGCGCGTTCGGTGCGGGCCATACGGAAATCAGCCACAAGGCCGTCATGCGTGTTTTCCCACGCCACAGAGCTACCCACCGGTAACGTGCTGCGGCTTTCGTGCTGCTGGTATAGCGGGATGCGGTCGCCGCGTTCCTGCAACGTTTTGGTAAACGCTGACCGCTCAAACGATTCGGTCAGGCCGTTAGGCATTCGATACTCACCAGCCCACGGCACCACTACGCCTACCAGGTGGCGAAATCCGTCGTCGTCGGTGCGTGTCTCGATTCCGTCAAACGCAACGGTTCTAGTTTCTATTTCGGTCACGTCAACCCCTCCAACGCTCGGATTTCTTCGACAGTCATAAAACCGGCCCGCAAAGCGATCTCGTGCGCTTCGTATCGGGTGCGGGTGTCGGCACGTAGCACAGCGTCAAAATTGAACGTTGCCCGCTGGCCTCGGGGCAGCAGCGTCGACAGCGATTCCTCAATTTTGATTGCCAGCGGCCGCAACGTGAAACGCACAAAAAACTGAGAGTCTTGCTGCACGTTGCTGTACGTCTTTGAGTCTTGCGACGGCACGCCAACGAGGTGTGGCGGCACACCGAACAGGGTGCACATCTGCTCAGCGTTAAAGCGGCGGCTGTCCAGCAGTTCCATATCTACGCTTGAGAACTCGAGCGGTTGATATTTGACGCCGCCAGACAGCACGGCCGGGCCACGCTGGCGGCCGCCGTTGCCGGCAATCCACGCCGCCTTCAAGTCTTGGGCTTGGTCGCTGGTTATTTCGTTCTCAGAGTGCAGCACGCCGTCAGGCAGCGCGCCAGTCGTGAACGCCTGCCCGGCGTACTGGTCAGCGGCAAGGCTTTGCGCGATCGCTTGGCGGTTAAAGTCAAGCGGCCCCATTCCGACCACGTAACCGGGCAGCGTAAAGTTTCGGACGTGTAGCACGTCCTCAGGGTTTAACAGGCCGCGTGCTGTGCGGTATTGCGGCCGGCCGCCAACTACGGAAACCTGCACGGCCTCGGGGTCGAGCAGCATGACAGTTTGGACAAATCCGAGGCTGTTGCGATTGCCTGCCAGCACGTAGGCGTTGCCGTTGATTAGCAGCGACGTGGTTAGCGCTGCAATGAACTCGGCGCGTGTGCGGTCGACCTCGGGAACGGACAGCAGCGGCGGCGTTTCTACCGTTTCTCCGTTGCGTTCGGCGTGTAACGGCAACGAACCAAGTTGGTCAGAAATGAGCGCAACGCACCGGTTTGCGACAACGTCTGACAGCAGCGTGTCACGGGTTACGTTCATCGGCCCAAAAATGCTTTGGGCGGTGATACTGCGGGCCGGCAGTTCAATCGTTGTTGCCCTGGTTTCAACGTTGCGGCGAATCAAATCGCCTATCATCGTTCACCAGCTTCAACAGCGGCCGAAATGATAGTGACGGCGAGCCCGACGGCAAACAGTGCCGGCCACGTCCCGAACGCCATAAGCACAGCGAATAACGCCAGCACAATGCCGACAGACTGAAGGGCAGCGTGAAGCATCTAAAATACCTGCGGGGTTGGTTTTGGCGCTACAGATACCGCGCCCCATAGCGCAAGGCTAGCAGCCACCAGCGGCGTGATAGGGCTTTCGTCGCTGGTGCGCTTCCACGCCCACCTATCGCCTAAGCGGCGGCGGGTCGCTGACGCTACAGCGTCGGTCAAAATTGTGTCGCCTAAATGCGCTAGGCGGCCGTCAACGATGGCGTCGTGCATTGTGGCGCAGCTTGCGCAGTAGTCTCGTGCGCCTACCTCGAGCGTGTTTAGGTGCTGCAAGTGCGGCAGCAGCGACCCGGCAGCAGCGCCGGCGTCTACGACGATCGTTGCGCCCCAGCGGCTTGCTAGCTCGTTTAGGCGTGCCGGCACCCAACCGACGCCGGGCCGGTGGTCAACTATTTCGGTTAGGTAGCGGTCGCCTGTTTCGCTGGCTATCGCGATGGTGGACCAGTCGCGCATTGGTGAAACGTCTACGCCGATAGCTAACTTGTCGCCGTGCGGCAGGTCATGGTTTACGAGCTGGTTAAATATGGCGAGATCTAGGGCGTAGTTGCCGGCCTCCAACGGCCACCGGTTCAATATTTCGGCGTCAAACAGGCTTTCTGTCATGGTGCTGTGAAAATCTTGCACGGCTGCGAGTGTGACGCCTCGAGTTTCGGCCAGCGTTGGAATAGCGGCGTGCCACGTGGCCGGGTCGGCTGGGTCGGCGTCGTCTTGGGCGGCCCACTCAAACCACGCCAGCGAGGGAGAATCTCCCGCCCGGCCTAAGTCGCGGTAGTGGCGCAGCATTTCGCTGTTTTCGTTGCCGGCGTTAGACGCAAGCCAAAGCTGCGACGACGGGCGCGTTG